CCACCGCCCTGAACTGGACCGTCTGACATGACCCTTCTGATCGACGCTGACTGGCTGATCTACTCAGCCTGTGCTGCCTGTGAGACCGACATCCGTTGGGATGAATGGATCAACACCCTTCACCTCGAGCAGGCTGACGTCAAGGACTACATCTCCTCCCGTCTGTCCTACTGGCGTGACATCACCGGCCACAAGGAAGTGGTGATGTGCCTGTCGGACTACCCCACCTTCCGGCATGAGATCCACAAGGAGTACAAGGCCAACCGCATCGGCAAGCGCAAGCCCCTTGGCCTCCGTGACATCCGCCTTTGGGTCGAGCAGTCCTATGCCACTCGCACCTGCATTGGCCTGGAAGCTGACGACGTCATGGGTGTGCTGGCCACCGGTGGCTACTACCACGACCCGATCATCGTCAGCATCGACAAGGACATGCGCACCCTTCCTTGCCAACTACTGGCTGGCGACGAGGTGGTGACCATCCACCTCGCTGATGCCAACCGGACCTGGATGCAGCAGGCCCTGACCGGTGATGCCACCGATAACTACCAGGGGCTGAAGGGGTTTGGACCCGTCACTGCTGCCAAGGCCTTGGCTGACGCTACAACCCTCCCTGAACTCTGGGACAAGGTCACTGCTGCCTACAAAAAAGGAGGACGCGCCTACCAAGACGCACTGCTCAACGCACGCCTGGCTCGCATCCTCCGTCATGGCGATTACGACTTCGCCTCTGGCGACATCCGCCTGTGGGACCCAGGCGTCGATCCCTCTATGAAGGTGGCTTGACCCCCAGGTCCTGGTACATCGCATTGATGCGGGTGTCCCTGCTCACAGGAACGCCCGCTTGGATGTCCTGCTTGGCGTCACGCATGGCATCCATGGCATTGGTCATCCCCTTGCCCAGGCCAGCGCCGACGCCACCTGCGTTCATCATCGTTGGGCTACACACCTCAGCCCCTCCGCTTGCGAGACATGCCTGCCTCGCTCAATGCAATGGCCAATGCCTGCCGAGGATTCTTTACGACAGGGCCGCCCTTGCCGCTATGAAGTTCGCCCTTCTTGTACTCGCGCAGCACCTTGCCAACCTTCTTCTCACCCTTGCCTTTCATTGCTTGGCCCTCTTTGAGATGACGCCTGCCAGGATCTCGACGACCCGGTAGAGCCTCACGATAAGGCGGCTGTACTTGTCCAGCTGTTGGTTGTCCTTCGGCGTAGGGGTCATGTTCACCCAGACCACAGCGGCCCCGTGAATGGCCACGGCCAAGGCGACATAGTCAGCAACCCGATCCATTGCACTCAAGGAGATGGACAACACCAGCCTGCCAGCTGTCGTCAAGACTGGCCGTCGGTACGCACCTCGATCTTGCTGACCCGCTGCTCCAAGCTGTTCAGCCTGCCAAATGTCTCCTTGCGGTCTGCCTTGATGTCGACGTGCAGCTGCTCCAGGCGGCTGGCCACGTTATCGACGCTGGCGGCCAATCGAATCACGGCATCCCTGCCTTCCCTTGATCGACCACCCAGGCTGCCAACACCCATCGCACCAACGGTGATGGCTGCGCCGACGACGGCAGCAAGGACTTCAACCATGGACCCGTCGGCTTCTACCCGGCCAGCCTACCGACCAAGAAAAAGGGGAGCCATCAGCTCCCCTGTCCTCTTGTTTTCTTCCGCCCATGGTTGGGCTTGGATCGTTTCCCTTGGCCCTGCCTGGTCAGTTTGGGTGGCCCTTGTTCGTGGGATACCCGGCCAAGCGATCCGGTCTTTGCTTTGACTGCCATCAGCTCAACCCGAACAGCTCTAGCTTCTGCTCAGTTGTAAGTACCGGGGCAGGTTCGGGCTCGGGCGCAGGCTCGGGCATGTTGCCAGTAGCGACCCACTCCAGATAGGCGGCGTAGTCGGTGTTGGCGGGGTCGGGTGGGATGAAGGCGTTATCCGCGAGGCGGAGGATGGTGTCGCCGGTGGTGAGTTGGTAGGTCATGGTTACAGCTCTGCAGAGGCGGTGTAATGAATGGCGTGAGCACTATTTGCCGGGCTCATCGCGCTGTTGCTACAGAACAGCCGAAACCCTCGCGTACCTACACTGGCCACTCCAGCATTACCTACGTTTGAGTTTGTGCTGAGATTGTACAGAACACCAGTCGCACCATTTAACGGGGAGTAGATGGTAACTGTAGGTGTTGCCCTTTTCTGCTGTTGATATTGGGAAGAGCCGTAGTTATAAAAGTCCCCAACATTTATGTTCACATAAAACAGGCAGCTGGCAGTGTTTCCAGTGGTGCCTACAGCAACGCCATCAAAGGAAGTCTCAAAATACCTCTGACACAACGCCAGCTCCTGCCCGTAGCTCCTGCACTCAAACGGGGTGGCGACGGTGCCCGGTTCAAACTGCACTTGCGCCAGGTCGAACGTGTAAGTGGTGTTGAGTGGCACCATAAAGGTTATGCCAACATAGTGGTTTGTGCCGACGGTCTTTCCGCTGATAGACGCGAGAGACACTGTGTAGGTGTACTTTGTCCAGGTTGAACTGAGCACCACGTTTGATGCCAATGTATATGCAACCTGTGTTGACCCACCTGATCCAAAGGTCTGGGTGGCAAAAATGTTTGGCAAAGTACCAGTACCCTTGGCATAAAAGCTAAGAGTTGCCGTTTGCCCGGCTAGGGTACGAACATCTTCAATTCGCTGTTCAATCCAGCAGTTACCAGCGGTTTGGCCACTGGCTGCAGAAGTGATTTGCCAGCGTTGAAAAAATGTTGGCTCACCCGGTACGTCGGTTTGGCCTGGGGTAAAGGCTTGTTGGCTAAGAGACCCTGCGCCGCCTGTGCCGCTTGAATTAGCAACCCAGCGATCTGCCCAATAGTAATTGGTAATAGGCGCTACCCAAGTTGCAGTCGATGTGCCCCTTTGCCAGATGTCAAAGTTGCCATTGATGATGCGGTTCCTGGCGCCAGAGATCGGGCCGCCGTTGATGGAGCTGAGGGTGGCTGCGGTGCCGGTGTTGGATGGGCCGGCGAGGTTGGTTACGTTAAGTGTGCTCATGATCAGCCCTCCAGAAGCAAATTGATGTTGCCACCGTCAAAGGTGTCGGTGCCGTTGACGGTCGTGATGCGGACGCGATCCAGGGTGCCGGAGAGGGTTTTGGAGCCTCCGCTATAAGAGGCAGCATTGGCACTATGCGGACCGAGTGTTCCGGATTCGCACCAAGTATTGCTTCCAGTTAATAGAATACTTACAACACCGGAATAAAGAGTTGCGGCCGCCTGTGCGCCAGAGGCTGACACGCGGAAGCTGGTTGAATTGTAGTCAGTTGCGCCAGGGCCGCCAAAAGAAGCAGAGCCAGCATATGTTGAAGTGGCATCAATGCCAGAATTCGTTCCTAATTGAATTGCAAAAGGCGATAATCCGCTTCCACTCACCCCGCTAAACATCACCGTCACACGCTTCACCCAGCTCGGAATTCCGGTGAAGTCGATTGCGGTGCCGCTGGTGCTGTTCTGAGCGGTGGCGAGCACCATGCGGCCATTAACCCAGCTCAGATTGCCCGCGCCATCGGTGCCGAGGATGTTGCCAGCTGAGCCATTCCCAGTCGGTAACACCAGCGTGTTGTTTGCCCCTACGGCAGGGCTGTCGATCTCGGTGTAGCCGGAGGTGGAGCCGTTAAGTCTGAGGGTCATTGGTTCACCTCCAGGGCGGTCTTGATTTCATCAGGGGTAGACGCCATTTCAATCACGTCTTGGATCAGGGCGTACTTCTCGCGGATGGCCTGACGAGCCTCCTCCGCTGCAGCTGCGTCAGCTCCGGGGATCTGTTTCATGATCACCTCGTCAAAGGGCTTGAACTCCTCGGCACGTTGTTGGCGGCGAAGGTCGTGCCCCAGGGCCTTGCACTTGTCTAGGTCGTGGTCGATGCAGCAGTCACCCATCACCCACGCATTGCGGAAGTAGCGGTCGGTGGGAATGTCAGCTTCATCAACGATTTCGTAGGTCACGCCCTCGGGGACATCCTTCAGGGCTAGCTCAACGGACTCGGCGGGGATGATCACCGCGACGCCGCCTTCAGGAGTTGGGTAGATGATTCGTTTCATGGTGTTAGCGGAAGATGGCGACGTGAACGTATTGCTGATCTTCGGACGCTGTACTACTCGAGAACGTAGTAGCAACTCTTACGGCAGTGGTTGTAGGCGCAGCGGCAGCCGGAGCACTAAATACTCTGCTTGTGTTTCCGGTGATGTTTAGATTACACGCTCCGCAGACTGCATAGTTTGCATCCGCCAACGCCGTCGTAAAGTTCACCGTATAGTCCCCCACGCCGTTATCCGTAATACTGCTCACGTTGTAGCTACCGCGAATAGCCACGGTGCCAGTGCCGTTGAAGTTCACCCAGGCTTTGCAAAGGCCGCTTTGTTCGGCACTACCCATCTTGTCAATGGTGACAGCGTTAGACGCCAGCTTGGCGTTCGTAACAGCAGCCGTTGCTAGATCAGCCTCGTTAACGCAGCCGTTCTCAAGGCCGCCGACGCTGATGCCACTGATCGTTCCTGAACCGTTGATTGAGATAGGCATGAGTTACACCACCACCCAGGTAGAGCCAGAAGGAACCGTGACTACGACACCTGTGCCGATAGTAACGGGCCCAGCTGAAATCGCATTGCGGCCAGCAGTGATCGTGTAGTTCTGCGTGATCTGCTGGTCGTTCTCCATGAAGACGCGATCAGCGCCACCACCAGTTGCGCCACCACCGAGAGATCCCCAGCCCGCACCAGAGAATCCTTCGTACCCACCCAGCGAAGAGTTGTACCGGACCATCCCAAGGGAGCCGGTTGGTCGCTGGCCTGTCGTGCCAACTGGCAGCACAGTCGCCGACGTGGTGCCAAAGGTGACGTCACCAGTGAAGGTGCCGCCTGTCTTGGGCATGGCAGCATTGGCCAAGTCCCATGCCGTCTTCACGCTGTTAGGCGTAGCAGCGGTGGTAGTGCTGGTCGAACTGACGCTGTCGACAATCAGGCCGGTGGCCAGCTTGCTGAAGGTGACTGATCCGTTGCTCAGCTTGTCGTTGTTGACGACGCCACTGTCAATCGTCCAACTGCTACCGGAGCCGCCAACAACGATGTCGCCCTTGTCCCCGTCGCCCACCCCACTTGCAACGATGGCGTCTGCATAAGCCTTGGTGACCGCATCGCCAGATGTAGTGGGCGCACCGAGGTTGGTGATCTTGTTGCCGCCCATGGCCAACGGGCCACTCATGGTGTCGCCCGCCTTGGCAACCTTTAGGGCGTCGCCGGTGTCGACGTAACCCTTGGTCGCTGCATCAGTCGACGTGGTCGGGGTGCCCAGGCCCGTGACCTTGTTATTGCCCATGGCCAACGGGCCACTCATCGCGTCGCCCGCCTTGGCAACCTTCAGCGCATCCTGAACGTCGACGTAGTTCTTGGTGGCTGCATCCTGCGGCTGAGTGGGATCAGCGACGCTGGTGATACGACGCCCGCCTGCACTGATCAGGCCAGTGGCTGGGTCGACAAAGACGCCAGCCTTCTGGTTGTCATCCAGCTCCTGCTCCAGGTACAGGTGCTGCAGGTTGCTGGCATCCAGGTCGGCCGCGACCAACGTTGACCCATCCGTGAAATCAACCAGCAGCGAAGCGGCCGGCGTGATGCGACGCACCTCCACTCGAAGGCCTGCACCAGGCGCAGGAGTGACCTGCACCGTGGTGTCGTTGACGTAGGTGTAGGCCGTGTCGACGTAGTTGACGTAGACCTTGACGTGCTCCTTGCGGATGTACGGAAAGCCAATGGCGAACTGAGTCGTTGACCCGTTACCCGTGTAGACGTTGTAGGAGTAGGCCATCAGCGGAAGCTCTCAACAAAGGGGCGGACGCCAAGGGCGGCATCGACCTGGTTGCGGATGCGAGTCGACTCGATTTCCTCGACCATCCTCGCAAGGCCAGGCTCAGTGGCAAGAAACTCTTTCATGATGAATGGCTTGTAGTAGTTGATCTCTCGGTTGACCTGAACGGCCCTGGCGCTTTCGGTAGCCCGGCTGGGTTCGGGGACGGGCAGCTCCCAGTAGGGCGAACCGGGTGCAAACAACGCGGTCAGGGATCCGTGCATCGTGGCCTGACGACCGGGCGGGATGTACTGGCTGGTGATCGTGGCCAGCTTGTTGAGCTGCTCGTATGACAGCTTGAAGTTGGGCACCTTGAACTCATTAGCGCAAGCCCTGCACCAGACCCTTGAGCCAAGGCTGGTCGGGTGGTATGAACTGCGTGCCCCATACCTGGTCGACCGTGATCGGCATCCCGGTCAGCGGGTGCAGTCGTGGTTCCAGTTGAGACGACAGACCAGGGATCTGATTGGCGTATCGCTGGGCCAGCTCATGGAAGAAGCCGAAGCCCATCGGCAGGCTGGACTGCTGGATCACGCGCTCGAAGGGATCAGCGCCCTTCCTGACGTTGCGGAAGATGGCAGGCAAAAAGCCGGACAGCCGCTGCTGGATCATTGCCGAGAACGGATTGATCTTGTTCTGCTCAGGGACAAAGCTCTTATCGACGGCGTCGGTGACAGCGCCGAAGATCTCGCCGATGCCGGAGTACATGTCCTTGGTGAACTGGCTGACGCCAACCACCCGGACAGCTTCTGCTGCCGTCAGCGCCAAGCTGCCGGCCAGTGCCTCCCGATCCTCGACGGGCATGGAGTTGGCCAGGCTCATGTAGGTGCCCACTGCCGCAAAGATGTTGCTGACGGTGTCGAACGCTTGCAGGTCCCACCAGCGGCTGAACTCACCAGTGGCAGGAT